TCCCTAACCCTGTCCCCTTGTGTATGTAGTTTTCGTGAATCTGTACTTCATGCATTAACACCCTCTCTCCCATGATACAATAATTCCAAAGGTGGAATCTAGCTTATAGGTCTACCATGGTACAGCTAGCCTACCGTAATTCTACAGTACTGGTCTTCCATACATGTAGGCAATCCATTTTAATCCCCATTCTACATAGGAGGTTAACATACCATGGAAACAGACATTCTAGTTCAGATGGTTAGTAACGTTGGTTTCCCCATCGCTGCATTCGCTGCTATGTATTACATGTGCAATACCACTATTAAAGAAGTCAAAGACTCCATTGATAACCTAACTCGCTCTATCGACCATCTACTTGATACTAAGGAGGTTGACACTAATGCCTAATCCTGACACTTCAGACAACACCGCCACCGAGTCTGGCATCGGCTCCCCAAACGGTCAGAACGCTAACAACGCTTCAGCTGACAATCCAAACACTCCACCTGCTGAACCTTCTGCAACTTCGACTCCTGCAAATGCGTTTGCTGGTCCTGACTTTGATGCTTCTGAAATTACTAGAAAGCTAGACGGTATCATTGAAACCCAGTCCATTCTCACCAAGGCAGTCGCCGAACTCATCTCTAAAGGCACCTCATCCTCCAATGCAGGTGAGGCCACTGCCTCCACTCGCAACAATGGCGCTTCTGATAGCGACCCATACACGAAGCCCCTTGACGTCATCAACAACCTCAAGCTTTAAGGAGACGATTCACCATGGCTGAAAACAACGCCACAATCCTCAATGCCGTTTGGCTGAACGGCACCAACGACTACCAGCAGCGCATTCCCCAGCCCACCCAGTCCAACATCGACCGCACCATCTCCGCCCTTCTCGACCCGATGAACGGCGACTGCTACAACCAGTTCGTCGACACGCTCATCAAGCGCATCGGCATGGTCAAGGTACACACCGAGGAGTGGAAGAACCCCCTGCGCGAGTTCAAGGGCGCCTCCCTCACCTACGGCTCCACCATCCAGGAAATCGCGCCTAAGTGGATCAAGGCGCACTCCTACAGCCCCGAAAGCACGCTCCTGGGCGTCACGAACCCGGAGGCGGTAGAGTGGTTCCATTCCATCAACCGTGCGGACCGCTACGACATCTCCATCAACGACATCGAGATTCGCAAGTCCTTCACCGACGAGTTCGGTCTCAACAACCTCGTCAGCGGTTTCCTGCAGGCACCAATGAACGCCGACGAGTACGACGAGTACCGCATCATGATGCAGCTCACAGCCGCATACCACGAGAAGTGGGGCTTCTTCACCCACAATCTCTCAGCAGCCCCCACCACGAAGGACGGCGCGACAGAGCTGATGACGGCAATCCGCGCGTACACCGGGAAGCTCCGCTACCCCTCCATGCTGTACAACGCACATCTCATCGACGTTCCCGTGTTCGCCAAGCCCGACGAGCTCATGCTGCTCATCACACCCGAGACCGAGGCCTACATCGACGTGAACGTGCTTGCGTCCCTGTTCCATGTGGAGCTTGCCGACATCGACGTTCGCCGCATCATCGTGGACGAGTTCCCCATGCCCGGTTGCGACGCCCTGCTCGTCACCAAGGACTGGTTCGTCTGCCACGACACGGTCAAGCAGATGAACAGCTTCTACGACCCGTCCAACCTCTGCACGAACTACTTCTATCACCGCCAGGGCGTCTACTCCATGTCCCCGTTCACGCCCTGCGTCATGTTCACGCACATCGATGAGGCCACGATCGTCCCCGTCGTGGCCCAGACCGTGACCGGCCTCAAGCTCACCCCCACCACGGCGAACGTCAAGCAGGGCGGTACTCTCCAGCTCGTCGCAGAGCTTCAGGGCTCCCTCTCAGGCGACGACTCCGGCGCCTTCAAGGCGCTCCCCGACTCCACCAGCTACGAGATTGTCGACGACAAGGGCGCGTGCCCGCAGGCCACCTACGTCGACCAGTACGACGTGCTCCACGTCGGCAAGCGCGTCGCCGTGGGCAGCAAGCTCACCGTCAAGATGACCTCCTCCTACGTCAACCCCAGCGGTGGGACCACGCCCTACAAGGCATCTTGCGCTGTCACGGTGACGAAGTAAACGAACGTTCACCGGAGGGGAGGGGACCTCCCTCCCCTCCCCTACCTAAAGGAGGCGGTTCCATGGCATTCTGGAACCCGGAGTCCACCGTCTCCCTGTACAGGGTGCCTTGGGACTCCTCGTATGACAACGTCATAGACTGGAAGGTCCAGGACAGGGACGCGTATTTCGACTCCATACCGTCCAAGGACGTGGTGACGAAGAGCGACTCGGCGTACATGCCCCTCGGCATGCAGATATGCGTCGACGTTCCGTATGAGCAGGCCAGGAAGTTCAACTACGTTGTCGTGAGCAACCCCGGGCAACCTGTAGAGGGCGACGAGCCTTACAAGCTCTACTACTTCATCGTCGGCACAGGCTACCCGAACCCCTCGTCGACTGTGTTGACCTGCTCCTTGGACGTCTGGACCACGAGGTTCGGCGACGTCTCGTTCGACGTCGGGTACGTCGAGAGGGGACACATCGCGTTGGCGAACGCAGGCCTCGTCGACGCCCCCGCAGGCGGTTACACGAAAGCGCTGAACCTGTACTGCACGCAGTCTGACGGCGTCGCCACAGGCGACCAGTACATCACCTACGACGTCGACACGTTCCAGATAAGCGACCCGACGAAGCCGACTTACGTGGCCGTCGTGTCGACGGCTGTGCTCTACAGCTCAGAGGGCAAGTCGGACTGGGGCACCGTCGACAACCCGAACCTGAGGTCCGCGACAGGAACGTACGTGGACGGCGTCTTCTCAGGTTGCGACGTCACCATCCTGAGCACAAGGGACCTGTCCTTCATGCTGGGCGCACTCTCGACGGCACCTTGGGTGGCGCAGTGCATCATCTCCATAGGCACGGTACCGAACAAGCTCCTCAACTTCGACTACCTCAAAGAGGTCACCGTCTACTTCGGCGAGGTCCCCTTCAAAATCTTCAAACCGAACACGAAGTTCAAGAAGTCCATGAACTGGAACTTCGGCGACGTGCCGCAGCTTTCGGACGATTCGGTGATAGACGTGGGCAGGCTCAAGTCCGACAAGAGGTGGCTGAAGACGGAGGACGACCCCGTCAGGTTCTATCGCGACCTGGACAAGCTCAACGCCTTCCCATACTCCGTTATCGAGCTTGCAAGCTCGTGCTCCGGGCAGTCCGTGTTCCTGAAGCCCGAACTGCTCGGCGGGGACGTAACGCCCCTCGTGTTCATCGCATGCGCCGTGCAGCCTTTCGCCTCGTGCGCCGTTGCACCGAAGTTCTACGGCCACTTCCAAGGCAACCAGTTCAGCGTCGCCGTCAACGACAACGGCACGGTCGACGTGAGGGACATCCCTTACGGCGAGTTCCTGAACTGCGCCATATGGTTCGACGACTTCCCGCAGTGGTCCATCGTCAACAACGCCTACATCGCGTTCATGGCCTCTACCGCGCACACAAGGGCATACCAGTACGACAACGCGAACTGGTCCCTCAACCGCTCCAACCTCGCCGCCAAGAACTCCTACACCAACTCCCAAATCGACTACAACACAGCGTACGGAAACGCCGTCAGGGAGATAAACAGGTCCCAAGACGTGTACGCCGCCCAGTACGCGCAAAGGGAGAGGGAGGTGAGCGCCGGCAACCTGAGCACCGCAGTCTCGACCGTCGCCTCCCTTCCAGATGCGTTGAAGTCAGGCACCAAACTCGGAGGCGGGCTAGGTGCAGTCGGCATGGCAGCAGCCGCCGTCACACCGGCCATCGCGAGCATGTACACCAACGCCACGTCGCTCGACACGATGCAGGCCGTGAACGCCGCGAACTACAAGTGGTCGTTCCAGAACGCCAGGGCGTCGAGGGACGCCTCGAAGCAGATGGCGGAGAACAACCTCGCCACTGCCACGACGGTCAACAGGGGAGACTACGACATGGAGGTGCAGGGGCTTGACGCCGCGTATGCGGACGCCAGGCTGACGCAGCCCTCACAGTCCGGCAACTCCGGTGGCAACGGCCTCAGGTACGCGAACGGCGTGGAATGGCTCGTCGAGGTGAGGTACAAGACGCTTTCAGACGATGCGATAATCAGGAACGGCGACTTCTTCAAGCGTTTCGGTTACTCCGTCAACCGATACGTCAACATGCCCGCGTCGCTCTCGCTCTGCAACCACTACACCTATTGGAAGGTGCAGCAGCTTGAGACGTCCTCGGCGCTTATGAACGAGGACGAGAAAGACGTCATGAAGGGGATATTCTCAAAGGGCGTCACCGTATGGAGGGACCCCGCCGACGTCGGCCACGTGTCGCCCAAGGCCAACTCGGTCGAACCGTCGAGCATTAACCACTACTACTAAAGGAGGTGTCAAATTGCCAAACTTCGACATATGCCCCCAGCCCAACCCGTTCATGCCGGGCATGCCCAACCAGCCAGGCCTACAGTGCAGGACGGGTGCGACGGGCGAGAGGGCGTGGGACGCAGACTGGGTGAACTCGCTCACCGTGCAGGACTGGAGGTCCTACCTCCTGGGACTGGCCATCACTAGGTTCGAGTGGGTGAACTGCCCAGAGGAGCTGGACCCCAGGTTCATAGAGCTGTGCCTCACGACGTACGGATGGGGCTGCTTCTTCGAGCCAATGGCAGGATACCTCGCCTTCTGCCCCGCGACGCAGGACAACAACCTCGACATGTACTACAACCCACGCAAGGTACGCCTCGTCCCCGCAAACGGCGAGGGGCTGAACGACGCATCGTCCTGGGAGAGGTACTGCAAGCGCAGCGTCTGCCAGGACAGTTCCGGTAACCTTTCCATACACGAGCAGGACGCCGTGGCTTGCTTCGACAACATGCTCAGGGAACCGCTCGCCTACAAGATAGAGCTTGCGGCCATGCGACTCTCGCGCATCTACCGCGCCGCCGACGTGAACGTGAACGCCCAGCTCACCCCCTGGGTGGGAGTCGCCAAGGAGACGGCCAAGCTCGACCTTGAGCGATACATGAACCAGGTGCTCGGCATGGAGTCGGTGGTCCTCACGGACGAGGCCTTCGCCTCGAACGTTACCGCCCAGACCATCCCCACGACGGCCCCGTTCGTCGCCGACGATTTGCTCAACCTCGGCGACAGGCACATCAACCGCATCCTGACCCAGCTGGGGATCGACAACGCGTTCTCCCAGAAGAAGGAGCGAGAGGTGGCGGGCGAGATGAACGCCAACAACGAGCAGATTTACGTGGCGCGAGAACAGGCGCTCCGTTGCCGCCAGGCCGCGGCGAGGAAGTGCAACGAGCTGTTCGGCACGGACCTTCAGGTGAGGTTCGCGAGCAGGCGCAACGACTCGGGCGGCATCGACTTCTCAGACGAGGAGGTGTAGGCCATGGCATTCCCCGAGACCCCTTACGGGTACGGCTACTTCGAGGCCTTCCCCACCCGCGTCGGCGGGCAGGTGCACAACTTGACGCTCTACGACGTCCTGGACTACGGGTACGACATCGGTCTCACCGACTACCCGATATGGGACGAGGAGAAGAGGAAGTGGCTCAACGACCGCATAATCGACCACTTCATGTTCAGGGAGCTAGGTTGCGAGACCGTCGCCCAGTTCATATATTACCTCAACCGCACCATGCGCGAGGAGATGCCGCCCATCAACCAGCTGTTCGCCTACCTCGACACTGTAAAGCCCGAGAACCTTGAGATGACGAACCGCTACCACGCGACGAGCGAGGGCACGTCCCAGGCGAACGCCACGGGCGACGGGCACAGCTACGCGAGCACGAACCCTCGCCAGACCATGGTCGGCAAGGACCCCACCGAGTACTACGACTCGGGCACGTTCAGCGACTCCAGGAGCGATTCGGACAACTCCAGCACGGGCCTCAACGACGGCTGGAGCAAGACGGGCATGCCCACCGACTTCACGAACAAGTGGTACTCGGGAGTCAACAACGCCCTCATCCTGGTGTTCGACGCGCTCGAACCCTGCTTCTGCCACATCTGGACGGACCACATCAACACTTTCTAAGGAGGAATTATGGCAGTTCAGCCTACAAGGGAACAGGCAACTACGTCATGAAGTACACGACCGGCACAGCCGCCAAATACACCTTGACGATTCCCGTCACCGATAGCATCGCCGCAGGAACCGACCTCGTCGTGATTATGAACTACATCTAAAAGGAGGTTTGACATGTTCTACCCACCATGCTTCGACTACAACCCAGCCGGGTACGACCCTCCCTTCACACCTCGTTACTCCGTGCCCGAGTCCTTCAGGCGTGCACTTTCCTATGAGGGGCAGATTCACTGGCTGGCAGGAATGTGCCGCGACCTGTCGCTTTCCCTCGACTCATTCAACGACATCTGGATTGCGGACACGACTGGCTTCACCGCCGAGGAGGCCGACTCGTTCGTAGACACGACGCACACGTTCGACGTGACGTGGCCCGAGACGCCCATTGAGAAGCCCGTCCTGTCGGACGGCGACCTCGTGTTCCTCCGGTTCGAGGACAAGTCGGACAACTGCACATGCCTCGTCGTCGGATACCTGGTCGACGCAGACCGCGCAATCGAACCGGAAAGGTGGAACGTCTCCGTCAAGGCAGTCCTCCACAACGTCGGAGACGCCTTGAAGGGCCTCAAGGCAGACGTCGCGTCATTGAAGGTTGGGCAGGCCGGCCTTCAGAAGAGGGTCACCGCCAACGAGTCTGCAATCGACGCCCTGTCGAACAACACCGGCTATTCGAGCATCTACATCGCGACGTACGGCTCTGACTCTAACGACGGCCTCACCCGGGACACGCCCGTCAAGACCCTAAGCCAAGCCTTCAAGGTTGCGAGGGGCGTGCTCAACCCGTCCAACGTCGAGTTCGTAATCCTCAACAACTCGACTTACACGGCGACTGTCGAGGGTCTCTGCAACAAGTCCATCCACATCGTGGCCGAACTCGGCGCCACGGTGGACATCCACTCAAAGTCAGGGTCCAGGATTCCCGTCTACAACTGCTACCTGGACTTTGCAGGCAGGAGCGACTCCACGAGGATCGTGGTCAACTTCTCCACAGGGTTCCACATGGACGGCACCTTCCTGTGGTCGCAGTACGCGACGTTCAAGGTGTCAGGCGGCAAGTTCGACGTACAGGGAGGAGCCATCAGGCTTGAGAACTGCATCCTCGACTCCACCGAGACGTTGATTCTCAACAGCTCCAACGCCGCCTTCGTCAACACAGACGTGAGGTGCACGCCGCCGCAATACGCGATGATCGGTCAAGGGTCCCTCGTCATGTTCCAGGCCTGCACGTTCACAAACCCAGAAGGAAAGGCGTTGGCGTTGGCCATGACAGGCTGCTTCGTCTCGCTCATCAGGGCGAGCCATTACGTCGGCACCATGCCATCGGCGGGCTTTTTGTCGCTCAACGCGAGCCACGCGGTCATGCAGAAGGACTTCAAGGGCTCGATTCCCGACTTCGCCGTCAAAGGCTACAGCAGCTCCATATGCAAGAGCGCGTCGCTTTACGTGATGGAATAGGGAAAAGGCCCCGCAGGCCATGAGGTCTGCGGGGCCTTTTGCGTTTATAGTCGGTACCGCTCGTTTATCACCAACGTTGTCGAACCCACCGTGTAGGAGCGGTCGAACACGGTCCCAAGGGCGCACCTGTCCAGTATGAACCTGCGGTAGTCCCTGATGCAGTAGAAGACGTGCTCCTCCACGTCCTCGCCGATGTAAAGGCTCACGTGTATCTCCGGCATGCACGGGACCTTCGGCTCCAAGTGCTCGTATATAGACGTCTGCATTTTCAGCTCCAAGATATCCTCTGAAGGCACCAGTTGTAGGTGCGCTTCACGTACTCGTTCGCGCTCCCGTTCTTGTGGGGGAGAGGCGACGAACCAGCGCCCCACAGCTCAGAACCCGTCACGTTTCCCTGGGCGGGAGTACCCAGGTACAGCTCGACGTGGTCGTAGTCTGGGTTGTCCCAAGACCAGTTCACGAGAAGGACGTCGCCGGGCATCGCCTTGTCATACGGGAACGGCGTGTTCTTCGTCCCCTTGGCGACGGTGCGCCCAGTCTCTGCCATTACGCCCGTGTATGACCACGGCATGCCCGCCATCTCGGAACCGGGCGCAAGGACCCTCGCCACGTACCTGATGTACGCGGAGCAGTTCGACACGCCCGACGTCTCAGGCTCGTCGTAGTCCCCGTCGTTCTCCTTGTCTATGGAGTACCCGTACATGTTGGCGTGGTCGAGATAGTACCTCATGACCCTCTCCATGACTGAGGAAGGCGTCGACGTGCCCGACTGGTCCGAAGGCGACGTGCTCCCCTGTGCCAACGTCGAGTTGAAGGGCACGTACACGTTCCCGACGGTCTTAAAGCACGTCACCTCCTTGCCCCCCACCAGGTGCAGCACCAACTGCTCCCCGTAGAAGTCGGCATACGACAGCCTCGTCTCCCAGGAGGTCACCTCCTCGACTCCACCGGGGGTCCCGCCTGGGCCCGAGCCTGTCCCGTCGTTGACCCCGTACCCCGCCACCTGGCCGAAGTCCGGGACCGATTTCCCGTCCCATTTGGACAGCAACGCCACGTTGTCCTCTATCGCGTTCGTCCACCCTGCGCCGTATATCCCCCATGACGTGTACGTCCTGTACAGGTCGAGCATGGCGTTCTTTATCGTCACAAGGTCGCTCGTGAGGCCGTGGACGTCGTAGACCCTCTTGATGTTGTAGCCCGTGTTGTTGTACCTGGCCAAGTAGAAGAAAATCTTCCTCACATCGTCGAGCGTCGGGTTTTCTGGGAACACCATGCCAACCTCGACCTGCATGGCGTGGAGCAGCTGTTGCAGGGAACCGGGCTCGTCGCTCTCGCACCAATGCCATTCCGAGTAAACCTTCATCTCGTCGAGGTTCGCCGAGACAGCGGCGCCCCACTGGTCGACCTCCTCCCTGGTCATCGAGTAGCCGCCCCATTTCGACGAGCCCTCTCCCTCGTCGACAGCCGCACGCCATGACGCGGGAAGACCCCTGTACACGTTCGAGGCGTTCGGCGTGCCTGACCTCATCCTTTTCAGGAAGTGGTACGCCATGCTCCCAGCCTGCTGCATGATTCCGACTGTGAACGGGTCCCCGTAGTTGACGTTCGCGAAGTAGTTGTGGCCGTCCCAGCTCCAAGAGGACTCGTACTTCGCGATGAAGTACATGGAGTACAGCCTCTGCGTCGCGTTAAGGTTCCCGTAGAACGACATCCCTCTTCCTCCCCTCGAAGGCGTCTATTATCTCCTTTCCCATTGAGGCCGACTGCATCATTCCCAAGCTTGCGTGCACGCTTGTAACCTGCTTCGGCAATCCCAAAAGGACGTCGACCTGCTCGTCGCTCGGCTCCACGACCTTCGTCACATACCCTTTGTGCTCGACGAGCACGAAGTTCTCGGCTTCCTCGCAGTCGCACCCGAGCCTCTCTGACACGAGTACGTAGAACTCCAAAGCCTCCACGATAAGCGACGCGCTTAACGGGTCGATTGCAATAGAGCTTGCCTTGTTGCACGACCTGCCTGCATACATATACATGATGCGAACTCCTTACAGAACGCCGCTGCAATACAAGATGAAGACGATGAACAAACCGCAACAAATAATCGCGCCGCACGTGTTGAGCGGTTCACAGCCGAAAAGCGCCAACAGACCCGCCGCCAAGATTCCAACCCAAATCAGAAAACCCATCATGTCCATACCCGTTTCCAATCGAAAAAAGGCCCGCACACCTGTGCGGCATGCGGGTCTAGTGCCGTTACTGCAGGAGCCTGTTCACGCGGTTCTGGACGGCCGCGTAGATGTTGGCCTTTCGGTCCTCGCCGTTGCCGTAGATGCCGCGGATGACGTCGTTTGCGAACGCCGCCCATACAGCGTCTTCCTGAAAATCATTGCCGAGCATAATCTTGTCAACCGTGCCCTGAACCGCGTCGTAGAGTCGCTGCACGCGCTCAAGGCCGTTTCCGAACTCTCCGTCTATGACCATGCCAGCCACTTCGCCTAGGTAGTCCATTTCTCCCTCTTTCACCGTGTCGTCCACAGAGTCAGTCGAGTCTGTCGGAAGCCCCGCGTTGTAAGGAGGTCTGATGATTGCAGCCAACACACCCCAGCAGTCAGAACGGTCCACCACGTCCACGCGGTTGTAGTGGTTGCCCTCGACGGTCTGGACGTACCCAGGTTGCGACCCGTCGTGGTTCACGTAGTTGATGAAGCCGATGTGGTCGGTCGCACCGTCGCCGTTCCAGTCCCAAATCATGATGTCGCCGGGTTGACAGTCTCGTGCGTCGACCAAGTTCGGGCCCTTCCCGAGCACAAGGTCTGTGTTGTAAGACGGGAACCCGGTGCATTCCTGGCCCGCCTGGTCGAGGCACCACGAGACGAAGAGGCAGCACCACGCGATTTCCCGCGAGGACCCAGCCAACCAGTCCTCGTCCCACTTCTCAGCGAGCCATCTGCCGTACTTGGAACCGGGTTCTGGGTCGTCAGGTGCATAGTAGCCGACTTCCGCAGCCGCCACATGGAGGACGTCGCACGCACTAGCCATTGATTACCACGTCCTCGGGGTCGACGAAGTCAAAGCCGACGTAGGTGCGGCCCTTCTTGGACTGGCAGCTCTTGAACGCGATGCCGACTGTGGGGATGTTTGGCTTCTGGCCGTCGGCCTCCACCTGCTTGAGCGTGTCTGTCAGGATTGCGTTTCCGAAGAAGAACGTGCCGGGAACCTCGTCGACGCAGAAGACGGAGTAGTCGCCGTCCCCGCCGTGGATGAAGCCGAAGTCGCGGATGTGGACGATGCGCCCCATGAGTGCGTTCACGTCGCCCTTCGTCGCACCGTCCATGAACGGGATGCCCTTGTTGTTGCTGTTGAAACGGGAGAAGTAAGACATTTTCGAGACCTTTCTTTAGTATGTGACCTTGTTAAAACGTGTAACCGATGAAGAAGATGGTGAAACCCAGTGCGACCAAGCCTGCGAGAATCGAGATTGTGGAATAACCCTCCCTTGGGCAATCGTCGTACATGAAGATGAACATAAACGACAAGAGCCAAAAGAAAATCGAAGCCAATCCCAACAACACGCTTATTGCGGCCATTGTACTCACCTCCTTAACTCAACTCGTTAATCCTTTAACGTTGGCGCGAAGCCATTGTATCACATCTCATGCAGCTTCACAATCTCTTCATCACCGAATTCTATGTCGTCGCCGTCCTCAAGCTCGAACGTGTAATCGTCCTCCACACCGCCCAGAACGGCCACGGTCACCGTGGACCCGAACTCGCCCTCCGCAACGAAGTCCTTGCCGTACCTGTCATCCTCCTCGGAGAACGCGGCGAACTCCCATTCCCCAAGGTACTTGAAAAGCACGCCCGCAAGGTTCCCGTTGCGCCTGACCTTCACAAATCCCATCACACGCGTCCCTTCTCGTAGCCCCACTGGTCGACGAAGTTGCGCCACTTGAACTCATACTCGTCCGTCTCGAATGCGTGGACGCTGGACCAGTCCTGTATCTGGAATCGCCTGTAGTCTGCTGTGTTTGCGTACATGGTGTACGGGTTCACGCAGTCGAGGTTCCTCGCAAGCTCCTGCATGCCTTCAGGCGCGTACACCGGGTTGTACACCCCGGACAGGTTGAGCCACCTGCCGTGCATGACCTCCCCGTAACCCGGGTGCAGGGTGCCGAGGGCCACTAGGTGCATGTCGTCGTAGAGCGGCCTCTTAGACCACCTTGCCGAGGCGAACTCACCGTGCCCCATGTACACGCCGCTGAGGCCAGGCAGCAAAGGCAAGAAGTCTGAGTCAGGCACACCCTCCACCCTCGTCCTGTAGGCGGCCACCGTCTCGGGTATGTCGTACACGCCAGTCGTTGCGGTCACGTTGCCGCCGACGCGCATGAGCGGGGACAGCTCCATGTAGTCGCTCTCTGCCATGTTGGCGAACTCGATGGCGACGGTCGCCCCGTGGCCCCCGTACCCTGCGCACCTGAAGGCCCTGCAGTCCCCGGGGCGTATGCCCATGCGGTCGATGTCTATCCCGAAATACTCGAAGTACGGGTTGTGCTTGCTCAAGGTGTTTCCGATGAACCAGACCTTCACGTCCTGCCTGCGCCTCACGATGGTCGACAGGGCCGACAGGAAGGCGTCGACCTCGCCGACCATGTAGTCGCGGTCGCTCAGCATGGCGAACTCCTCGTATACCACGTTGGTGACCCTGTCGAACGAGGCCGACTTTATCGTGTCCTGGTTGTTGAGGGTCACGAGGTGGCCCATGACAGTGCTCACCGATGGGTCCTCGTCTGACTCTGCGTACCACAGCCCGGCGTTGTAAGCCGAGTGGCACCCCAGACGCTCGTGCATCCTGCAGGCGTTCACCTCGTTGAACCACGAGGACATGAGCACTCGGCTGCACTCCCAGTCGTACCTCGCTATCCTGACAAACTCGCCTCCCCTGTCCGCGAAATCGTCTGTCAGCCTGTTGACGATGGCCGTTGACTTGCCGGGCCCTCGTCCAGAAACGATGAAGTTGTAGTCGCAGTCCAGCGCCGCTATGCGGTCGAGCGAGTAGTACCTCATGCCGTGTAGCTCCCCTCGTTGTAGTCGATGTGCCAGTCTTTCCAGTCCATGGGGACGGTCCCACGCCTACCGAACGCGAACGTGTCCCCGTCCCTCCTTATGTCCATGTGCGAGCACTCTCGCAGGTGCGGGGCGTTCTGGAACGCCGTAAGCATGCGAGACTCGTTCATCGGGCTCGCCTCGGTGTTGTTCATGACCTTGCCGGAAGGCAGAATCGCGTACCCAGGGCACGTCTCGCCCTCGTAGCGCCCCTCGACGGCGTCGAACGACACGTGGACCCATGTGTCGGGCACCGTCTGCTGCACCGTGGCGATTTCCGTTGATGAGTCGTAGCGGTTGTCATAACCGAGGACCACGAGGGGAACGAGGTCGCCGAGGCCGCGTTCCTGAAGCTGCTCGCCGAAGGCGTTCAGCACCTTCAGGTTGTATCCGCTGCATTTGAACTGCCACCTGCCTCCCTCGAACACGCCGTACTTCTTGTGCCCCATGGTGACGAATCGCTCGTAGGTTCCCTCGTAGTCGAGCTTGCCGAGGTCCGTGAAAGCCTTGTCGGAAGGGACGCTCACCAAAGGGACGTTTCCGTCGGTCTGCGCGTTGTACTCGACGAGCCTCTTGTTTACGGCCTCGACCGTGTCGGCCACAAGCTCCCCCGTTGCCCTCTCTATGCGCCTGTGCAGCACCTCGTACACCTCGTCCAACCTCTCCTTCGGGACGCCTGTCGACTTTATCGAGTCTGTGTCGATGTAGACCACGTCTGCACCGGCCTCGACGGCCTGCCTGGCCATGAACACTATCTTGTAGCGGTTGAAGAGCGCGATGCACACTCCCGCCTCGCGCCACATGAGGGAGTTCCTCGACGAGTCAAGGTAGTTCGCGAAACGGTCTACCCCTGGCGTCGCCTCAAGGAACCCGTTTTCGTCCAGGCGGTACTCGTCTTTTAGCGGCGAGGTCACGTTGATGCCGTAGAGCGAGTTCAGGTTGCCCTTGTGCGCGAGCACGAACGACTCGACCCAGTCCGCATCTACCTGCCAGGACGATATCGCCTCATGCTCGTCATAGGTCAAGAAGCCTTCCCTGAACCACGTGTCCACATCCTCTTGAGGAGGCTTGAGGCCGCGCTTGAAATACTTCGAGACGTCCTTGGCGACCGTCTTCTCGCGATAGTGGAACAGGGTTCGCAGGGTGCTGTAGTAAGTGGGGTACTCGCTGGAATCGTACACCGTGAGGTCGACGAACTCAGCAGAATCCCACGTATACTGCAGGCACAGCTCAGCGAACTCGCTGAAGGACAGCTTGAGCAGCAGCTCGTCCGCAGAAGAAACGTAACCGCTCTTGAAGACGGCGTGCTTGCAGTTGTCTCGGTGCTGCAGGACCATGGTCTGTGTGAGGGAGGTGTCGCCGACATGCCCAGCCCATACAGGGTCGACCTCAAAACCTCTAAAGCGAACCGTTCCATACCAAAACTTATGTCGACAGGTGAGGACGTCGACGGGGTCGTAGAACGCGTTCTTGAGCAGTTCGGAACATCCGCCAAGGTCGCTATCAGGCACCTTTCTAGGGTTTGTGGGAACTCTATAAGAAAGCATGATTGCAGGGTAAGCAGACTTGAGGTCGTACGATACAACCTCGTGCACCACTTTACCGATGTAGTTTGTGTTCGAGACATTCACACCTCCAGCGAAGAACCCTTTTATGTCAGTGCTCAAAGTGTCTCCGTATGACGCCCAGGACATGTAGTCCTCTATGCACTGGAACTGATGCCTCTTTAGCGTCAGGCGGTCGACGTCGTAGACCGTCGTGGGCTTGGACTGCACGCGCACATCCCCTCCCTTCTTGGAGCGCGTCTTCCTGGCGGCAAGTGGAAGCATGCCTATGCGAGGCTCCTCCCTGTCGCCCTTTCTGATTATCGACGTGCGCGTGAGGACCGTTCTGCCGAGCGAGTCAAGGTCCACATGCGGCCTCTTGAGCAGGGACTGGCACACGCCCACCATGAGTATCTCTGTGTCCCTGTCGTTGTAGTCGATGTTCGCCTTTGAGAGCGGTGTGTTCGGCGAGTTCATGTCGTAGTAGTCGATGTAGAGCTTGTCGAACTGCAGGTTCTCGCCGAGAGTTCGAAGAGATATGCCGAACAAGGCCAACGTGTCGAAGAAAGTGAACAAGAGAGCATCCTTCCTGTACACGCTCACAGTGAGGAACCTCGTCGACGATTTCGCAGAGACCTCGACGCGGTACCCCTGGTTGTCGAGGTTCTTGAGGAAATGCCGGAAGTAGCAGATGTCGTACGAAAGGTTGTGCACACCCACGAGGTATCTGAAGTCGCAGTCCTCTGCCTCCTCTATCATCTGCAAGGTGCATGAGTACATCGACGAGCAGTCTCTCCCGCTCACGTGGTGGCACATGAGCCAGACCGTCTCCTTTGTGACCTCAGACGGGTCCGCGTCACAGTGCAGGTAGTCCCAGTAGTACAGGCATGCGTAATTCTCGTCTCCCTGGACCAAGGAGGTGCCCTCGGTGTCGAACGTGACCAACCTGACCTCCTTGGGCTTCGACATCACTTCGCCTTCCTCCCCTGGTTTATATGCGGCCTGGTCGAGTAGTACTTGACCTTGTATGACGCCATGCGGGACACAACGCGCTTTGCCTCGTCGGAATCGAAGGAACGTATCGCCTGGTGATACTCGTCGAGCAGGTCCTGGTATTTGGCGGTGAACTCTATGCCACCGTCGGCGAAGGCGTCGTCGAGCGCCGAGCGCCACTTGCTCTCGAAGCACTGCATGAACTCCTTCGCATAGGACATGTCGGGCCTCACGCGGAAACCGCGCTGCTCCTTCATGTTCTGAGCGCCCTTGAACTTGTCCAGGTACTCGTTCATGGCGTCGAGACGCGCCTTTGCGGGCGTGTACACCCTCTGCCCGTCGTAGGACTCGTAGGACTGCGCCATCCCCTGCTTGAGAGACTGCAGGATCTTGAGGCGGTACTGCAGGTTAGCCCTCTGCGAGGGGTCCGACGTCTTCTCGATTGCCCTCTCGGTGCTTGCGATGTCGCGGTTGACGTTGCGCTGCTCGTTTCGCATCTTGCGCGACAGGTCGCCCGAAAGCTTGGCGCCCTTCCTCTGTGCGCTCTCGTCCCTGCGCCCAGTCGCCAAGGACATGCGCAGGGACTGCAGCTCGTCCGCGTAGAGCACGTTGCTCGTGGAGCGGACTGGGGCGTTCGGCGTCGCGGGCCGAGCCTGAGAGGGCGAAGCCTGCGGCGACGCCCCTAGGTTGAGGGAGGTCTTGGGCATCTTCGGCTTCTGCGGTGCCTGCACCTTCTCCCGACGCTGTGGGCGCTCGACCTTCTCATGCCTTGAGGCCCTCTCCTTCGAGCGCTTGAAGGTGGGAAGGCCTATTTTGTAGACGCGACTCTTCCTACTGCGTGAACTCATAGAGGTTCACCTCGTGGTCGACTGCCTCGGTGTAGCACAGGATGCAGGACTTGAGGTACTTCCTGCCTTCCACGTCGAAGGCGCACTTGTCGCTGAACCGGACGATTTCAGGTGTGACTATGACCTCCTTGCAGGGTTCGAAATACCTTGAGTTGCCGAGGTTCACGGTACGAAGGTGGACGGCGGACATACCGACCGGGTAGCCCGGCTCGCACGAGGTCCGCTGCTCGATTTCCTCGGCAAGGTGCGTGTTGTAGTTCTTACGGCGGAGGCGATGCGCCGACTTGCGACATCGCGCAATGACAGAGTGACATTTCTTCGCCATGGTGTAAAGAGCTGGATAGTCAATGTACTTATAGGTCATACCTAACAGCCTCCTTTAATATATGGGAAATTCTGAAAATCAAAAATCCGAACCCGCCCTTCGTTTCCGTCACAGTTAATATATTAACGCTGAGACAGAAAGTCAACTTTCAAAAATAAAAATTGAAATCCACATATGCCTGGAAGCGAGATTTTGGGCTTCGCGGCCAGAATTTCATATGAATTTATGTTCATATGTGTTATCTGGCAGCGTTTCGTAACACTTCCCATCGTAAACCTGGCGTGCCCGCTTTACGTAAAGGGCTTCAGAGGCTGCAGGCGCTCCTGTGGGCCTGTGGGGCTGTGGGAGGCGCTGCAGACTCCCCTGTGGGCCTGGAGGCCTGGAGGCGACACTGCAGACGCTCCTGTGGGCCTGTAGGGCTGTGGGAGACGCTGCAGGCGCCCCTGTGGGCCTGTAGGGCTGGAGGCGACACTGCAGACGCTCCTGTGGGCCTGTAGGGCTGTGGGAGACGCTGCAGGCGCCCCTGTG